TTATCCTCAGTTTGGGAGGTCTTACATATGGCAAGAGAGGACTGTATATCTGAGGGTATTGAGAGCAATGACGAACAGTGGAACGAAGTAACTTATGCGATGGCTAAGATACACGAAGCATTAAACATTAAACACGAGGAGGTGTAATGACTAAAAAATATTATACATTTAGTGTCCCATGTGAATACATTTATACTGTTACAGCAGAGAGTGAAGAAGAAGCTACACAAATTTTAATCAGAGAGGGTGGTCTTAGTCTTGATGGGGAGTTACGTTTAGAACAACATAATTATACACAAGCAGAACTTTTAGACGTAGTTGAGGAGATGAGAGATGACTAAACCTATAACACTAGAGCAAATAAAAAATATAGTGATAGATATTAAATCTGATGATGAATGGGTTAACGATAGCCAAACAGAAGCAGAGCACAAAGGTGTGTGCGATGGTTTAGATATGCTTGTTAATCATCTTGAAGAACTAGAAAAGGAGAGTGATGACTAAAAAGAACTTAGTATATCCTTATGAGGGATACAGTAGTAGTGGTAGTGATGCTGACTATGAACAACCTACAAAAATAATAACAATTAAAGTTGAAGGCGGATGTGTTGTTGATGTAGAGAATATGCCCAAAGGTTATAAATACAGAGTTGATGATGCAGATTTGGAGGAGTATTATGGTTAAAGAACTCTTTGCATTATACCTAGTTTTCTCTACACCAACGGGTGTCGAAGAGAGGTTCATTATGGCACGGGAGAACTGTAAGAACTTAGAACCGATCGTTGAACAAGAGTTTAAACGATTGAATATTAACCGAGATGAACACCGACAAACTGGTCACATGTGTATTGGTTGGAAGTATCATCTCATACGACAAAAGCTACAAGGTAAAGACGTACCACTACCACAACCTAAGTCTAATCCTTGTAGTGTACCAATGAAAGAGAGTGAGTGATGAATAAAGTAAAAATAATATTTCCAAATGACGACCCTAGATGGGAGTATGTAAGAGGTGGTTTCCCCACTAACAAAGAACAAGCAAGAGATTGTTGGATGAGTATATCGTGTAGTCTTGCACCAGAAAATCTAGCAGAGGATGGCGAGTTGCCATACCACTTACAGATACAGAAACGAAGAGATGTATTAAAAGATGCAAAACTTTTAGTTAAACATGGCTTTAAATGTCCATCAGATATTGCTGATATGTGTGATGATGATGGGTTAATTAAATATAAGGATAAAGGAAATGCTTGAGGCAGTAGTAGTGACTATATGGTTTGAATTGGCTGACGGCACGTTGAGACACAAAAGACTTGGCACGACCACAGATTGTGAGGGATTGGCGACGAGACTATATGAGAAGTACGAGAAGAATTCCAAACGACTAATCGCCGTCAAGTGTGATACGGCAGAAACTTTACGATTAAAAGAAGAAATGTTTAAAGGACTATATCCCTATGATGACTAGCAAAATAATTATGTACATTGATGACGAGGACTATGTTGTAGAGGCAGACGGTAAGAGAGCAACTACAAGTCAAGGGGTACACATAAAAGTACCCGCAGATTACATCAAACATTTTACACGGCTAAAAAATGACAAATAAAATTGCAAGTATTGAGACGATCTACTACTTGTTCTTCTCTGGCTTGATGTCTAAATCAAGAGCAAGTCAGCAACTTAAACAACTAAATGCTCCAGACTATCAGGAACGACTCCTGACTCTTGAGGGGCATAGAAAAGAAAGGGTAAACAAATGAAACATAAAGACACAGCAGATAGAAAAGTGGCTCAAGTCGTAGGAGGTATCCAATGGGTAGGACTATGGCTTTTTGTTTTATTTTGCATTATAGCAATTTTCGTGTAGTCTTGTGATATGACACCACAATGGCTCAGAACTTTGACACTATACTCAGTAATACTATTGGGTATAGTGTTATTCCTTATAAGTATAATATAGGTATTACTACAACAATATACTAAAGGTATACACATAGATTCCTATGTATACCTATAAATCCTAAGTACACCTATGTATTCAGCTAGGTATACATATAGATACTCATAGATACATATAGTTCCCCTCGGGAGATAACCCAACCTACCATGCTTTTTTCCTGTTGACAACCCCGCCTGTGTATTTTATAGTACAATCTGGGAAAAACGAGGTGTGAAAGGGGGAAAAACATGGAACACCAAACAGACTCAAAATTCATAAAGCACATACCGTGCGACAACTGTGGGTCATCCGACGGTAACTCACTATACTCAGACGGCCATACTTACTGTTTCGTATGTAACACACATACACCCGGCGACAACCCGGCCCCTATGCCTAAACAAGAACCACCGAAGTCACAGACTCTACCGAACGGCATCATTGATGAACTGACAGATCGCCACATATCCAGGGAGACGTGCCAACGATACGGAGTGAAACACAATCGTGTTGACACACAGATCAGCCGTCACCTCTATCCGTACACCGACAAAAACGGGAATCACATCGGCACTAAAGTTAGAGATACCCAAACCAAAGACTTCAAATATATAGGCGATAGCCGTAACAGTATACTCTTTGGACAACACATCTTTGCCAAGGGTGGTAAATACCTAACCATCTTCGAGGGAGAAGTGGATGCTCTGTCAGGCTACGAGATGCTCGGCTCACGATGGCCATGTGTATCCATCAAAAACGGTGCTCAGTCAGCTGTATCAGATTGCCAGAAGAACTTTGAATATATCAACAGCTTTGACACGATAGTCCTCTGCTTTGATAACGATGAACCCGGACGTAAAGCATCACAGCAGGTTGCCGATCTGTTTCCACCCAACAAAGTCAAAGTCGTAGACCTCCACCTCAAAGATGCAAACGAATACATTGCTACCAATAACCGTAAAGGATTCACACAGCTCTGGTGGGAAGCTCGAGACTACACACCGGAGGGTATAATTCTCGGAGAATCAACGTGGGATCTGATAGAAAACGAGAAACCACAAGAGTCCTTGCCCTACCCGTGGCGAGGTATGAACGACATGACCTACGGTATGAGAAAATCAGAACTCACCTGTTGGTGTGCCGGCTCGGGTATCGGTAAGTCTAGTGTTATGCGAGAACTAGCCCACCACATTGTAAAGAACACCACAGAATCCGTTGGCTGTCTATTCTTGGAGGAAAGTGTCCTCCGTACAGCCAAAGGATTAATGTCTGTTGAGGCCAATCTCCCCCTCCATTTACCCACAACAACGGCCTCAATGGACATTAAAAAAGATGCATGGAATCAAACACTTGGCACCGGTAGAGTAAGATTATGGGATCATTTTGGTGCTACAAATATAGATAATGTCATTAGTAAGATACAATATTTGTCCTCTGGACTAGCATGTAAGTACATAATTGTTGATCATCTGCATATGATTGTCGGTGCTCATGAGGGTAACGATGAACGACGAGCCATAGATACAATCATGACCAGACTCAGAACTCTTGTGCAAGAGCAAGGTATACATCTGATGTTAGTATCTCATCTAAGACGAACACTACCACAGAACAATACAGCTGAGGAGGGAGGAAGCATATCTCTAGCTGACCTTAGAGGTTCACATGGTATTGCTCAGTTGTGTGATATGGTGTTTGCTTTGATACGAAACGGACAAGCTGACACTGAAGACAAACGAAACTTAACAACGATACGAGTATTGAAAAACAGATTCAGTGGAGAGACCGGCCCATGTTGTTGGTTGAAATGGGACAAAAATACTGGTAGGATGGAAGAACAAAAACAGCCCGAACCAGTAGGAGAGAGTGATACGGATGCCGTCTTCCTTTAAATACACAGTATTAGATATAGAAACCGATGAGATACCGGTAACAAAGATACATTGTATATGTTGCATGGATTTTGAGACGGGAGAAACAAAAGAGTTTATTGATAACCTTGACGAGTTTGTAGAGTTTCATAAACAAGACCCGGAAAGAATATATATTATGCACAACGGTGTCAGCTTTGATGCTGTTGTTCTCAGCCGGTTACTACAAATTTGCCTACCACCCGAAAGAGTATGGGATACAATGTTAGCTTCACAGATGATACAACCACACAGAGATGGCGGCCATAGCTTGAAAGCTTGGGGTGAACGATTACAATGTGAGAAGATAGACTTCAAGGATAACTTTGAAACATACAGCAACGAGATGCTCTACTATTGTCGTCAGGATGTAGCCCTGACTCGTAAGTTAGCTCAACATCTACAGCCGTTGCTCAAACCATTTGGTAAAGCACCGGTAAGATTAGAACACAAAGTTAGACACATAATTACACAGCAAGAACTCAACGGTTTTTACCTTGACCAAAAGAAAGCATCGATGTTAATGGCTGATCTTGAGGACAACTCCGGTCAGATAAAGCAAGACTTACAGAAAATATTTCCACCAATAATAACAGAGAGATACAGTGACAAGACCGGCAAACGATTAAAAGATAACGTCGAGGTATTTAATCCAAACTCTCGTCAACAAATAATAAAACGATTGAAAGCTGTGGGGTGGCAGCCCGATCCTCAACGACTAACCCCAAAAGGACAACCTATTGTTGATGAATCAGTATTATCAGAGATTGATTTATCTGAAGCCAAAAAGATGTCAGAGTTTTTACTGATGCAGAAAAGAGTATCACAAATAAAATCATGGCTTGAAGCTGTAGGACCAGACAGCCGGGTGCATGGCAGAGTTATAACAATCGGCTGTGTGACACACCGTATGAGTCATTATAGTCCTAACATGGCACAGATACCCGCAAGTTATTCTCCATATGGTCCGGAGTGTAGAGATTGTTGGACAGTAGAAGACCCGGTAAATTATTGTCTTGTTGGTTCAGATGCTTCGTCATTAGAGATACGATGTTTTGCTCACTACCTTGATAATCAAAAGTATACAGACATTGTTGTTGGTGGTGACATTCACAATGTGCACAAAGAGGCTTTGGGTTTAGCTGATCGATCAGTATGTAAAACTTGGTTGTATGCCTACATCTACGGAGCCGGCAATGAAAAGCTAGGTAAGGTCGTTGGTGGTGGTATGTCTGAGGGCAAACAATTACGAGATAAGTTTGAGTCAGCATTTCCAATGATAAGAGAACTAAAGAATAAAATTACTGCTATGATACGATCTAATCACGGTAACATAAAAGCTATTGATGGGAGACTTTTAGAATGTCGTAGTGAACATTCGGCTTTGAATGTCCTCCTACAAAGTTGCGGCAGTATTGTCTGCAAACATTTTCTTTGTGAGATTGATCGTATGGTTAAAGAGAAAAAGTTAGATGCAAGACCGGTAGCCAATGTGCATGATGAAGTACAGTGGGAGGTCAAAAGAGATCAAGCCGAAGAGTTCGGTCAGATTACTAAACAAGCTATGAAACAAGCTGAAAAGATTTTACAGTTCAACTGTCCTTTAGATAGTGAATATCATATTGGGACAACTTGGAAAGAAACTCATTGACAACTATTTTTTTGTGTGTTAGTGATAAGACTTAATATTAATAGACTTATATATGGATAAGTCACAACTTTAAAAGGAGAAATACATGGCAAATTCGTCAAAGAACGATAGACCAAAGGATGTTATTGTCCAAGGTATCTGTCATTACAATCATTTATTTGAACCCGACAATACTTTTCCACCACCAAAGTTTAAGATTACTTTGCAAGTGGATGATAAAAATAAAAAGACACTTGAGTCTTTGGGTTTAAATGTAAAAAGTTCTGATACCAAACCGGAACTTGGCAATTACATTGAAGCTAAAACAAACTTCTATAAAAAAGATGGAACTGAAAATCCCATTAAGCCAAGAGTGTTTGATACGAACAACAGACAATTAACTATACAAGACTTACCAAACGGCCGTCTTGGTCGTGGTACAGAGGTATATGTTAAGTTAAATCCGTACCCATACACATCGCCTACAGGAACAAAGGGAGTTACAGCTATCCTTCGTTCTGTAAAAATAATTAAATTCGTAGCAGACACAAGCTCTGGTGCTGAGGACTTCCCTGAAGTTAATGCCCCACCGGTGGCTGAAGAATCAGCTACATTTAATTAGAGGTTGTTGTGGCGGCTATTGAAAATTTAGTACAAGATATTTATCGTGTGTTTGATGCCGGTGGTGTTGAACCTACAGACGAACAGCTTGAAATTTTTTCAAAGTCTGTCACCAATTCCATTAGAAATTCTTTTCGATATAAACCAAATGAGTCACGAGGACTTCGCATGTCGGCTCTTGGTAAACCGGAGAGACAATCTTGGTATGAATGTCATCGTCCCGATCTACGAGAACATTTGACAGCTGAAACAAAAATAAAGTTTTTATATGGCCATATACTAGAAGACTTGTTGTTATTGTTTGCTCGTATGGCGGGACATGATGTTACCGAAGAACAAAAAGAATTAGAACTTGATGGTGTTAAAGGACACAAAGATGCGACTATCGATGGTTGGATATGTGATATTAAAAGTGCTTCAAGTTTTGGATTTAAAAAATTTAAAAGTAATAACTTAACAAAAGAGAACGATTCTTTTGGTTATCTATATCAAATCAAAGCCTACGGAGAAGCTGAACAAAACGACAAACTTTGTTTTTTAGCTATTGATAAACAGTTTGGACATATAGCTGTGTGCACTCCGGATAAAAAAGAACTGCCGGATGTAAAAGAAAAGATAGCTAAACTTAAAACTTGTCTTGAATCAGACACACCACCACCGAGATGCTATCCCGACGAAGCTGACGGAGTTACGGGAAACAGAAAGCTAGGTGTAAATTGTTCCTATTGTTCATTTAAAAATGAATGTTGGAGTGACTCTAACAAAGGTGAGGGATTACGAAAATTTATTTATAGTAATGGTCCTCGTTGGATGACAACAGTTAAAAATGAACCTAAAGTTCCGGAAGATATTCCCTAATGTTTAGCCGCATAAAGAAAAAAAAGGTAAAAGGAATTACCTTTCGGTCTATGTTTGAATCAGAAGTTTGTAAAAAACTTATGGATGATAAAGTATTTTTTGAATATGAAACATTGACCATACCCTTTTCAATTCCCGAGTCTTATCACACTTATGTGCCGGACGTTGTGCTTGGCAATGGTATAATTATTGAGATTAAAGGGCAGTTAACACTTGCAAATAGGGATAAACATTTGTATATACAAAGACAGTTGCCAAAGCTAGACATTCGTTTTGTTTTGCAGAATTCTAAATCAAAACTTTACAAAGGAAGTAAAACAACTTATGCTCAATGGTTAGACAAACATAATTTTTTATGGGCAAATAAAACAATACCTCAAGAGTGGATAGATGAAGAACCAAAAGAAGAATCAGATAGATTATTTATCAAAAGAAAAAGCAAGCCGTATAAGTATCGATCTCTCGACCAGTACAGAAAGGGAAAATCATGAAGGGGAAAACGAAAGAACTTTATTCAGAGCTATCATCTACCAAGCATTGTTGGATGCTAGTGCTACCGAAATTACTAGTAAAGAAAATATGGTCATCCAGCAAGATGCTGTACGATGGTTTACTAAAACTGCCGGGGTTACTGCTTCTTGGTTTGTTGATGTCTGCGATCTTGCTAATCTTAATTATAGTCAAGTCCGTGAATTTGCTAGTAGACTCATCCGTGAACCTGAAAAGGTTGATTTTGAACGAAAAAGGTTAAACGTGTTATTAAATATGAGGCATGGAGAAGATAATGGTAAGTAACGATCCGGTCAATCACCCGGCTCACTACACAGCAGACGGTGGTATAGAATGCATAGATGCGATTGAAGCTACCCTTACACCTGAAGAATTTAGGGGGTACTTACGAGGACAGGTTATAAAATATGTTTGGAGATGTAACTACAAAGGAAAACGATTAGAGGATTTAGAAAAGGCTGAGTGGTATTTAAAAAAATATATTAACATATTAAAGAAAGGGTAATAATCATGGATCCGGTATCTATAATAGTGGGATTGGCTATGAATATTTATACGTTAAGTAACATAGATTTTTTTCATCAACGAGCTATCAATGAAAAAACGATGGACTGTGAATGGGAGTACGTTGGTAAAACCAAAGCTGATCCAAACAATACTAGCTTAACTGTTTTTGGTAATGTGTTTTTTAAACACAAATGTGAGGACAAAAAAGATGGTACTGATACAGAACAATAAGTCTCCGTTTCGTATAACAGAATATAACACATGGGATAGTCCAGCTAAACAAGCTGTCAGAAATTTTTTATTAGGGTTAGGTTGCCAGCTGTCATCTGATGTTGAAGACTATAATGCAGACATAAAAGTAATAAAGCCAGAAGTATCTTACCATGAGGTAGAAGTTAAACCGGGATGGGTAAACGATTGGCCGACATCTTGGGATACAATACATATTCCTTACCGTAAAAAAAGATTAATTGATATGCAAGATTTACCAGATCGGTTAACTTTTTATGTCTTACGTAAAGATTTACAAAAGGCTTGGGCCATAAAAGGCTCGGAGTGTATGCAAATTGTGCAGGTTCCTAATAAATTTGTTTCTAGTGGAGAATATTTCTTTAATATACCGGTAAAAAATGCTACACTTATTGACTTACGATAACTTTCCGTTCTTAGAGTTTTTTGCAGCCACCGGAGCCTGTTTTTCGGTGTACCTGTACGGCAACGGATCAAAAAAAGCCCCATGGGTTGGACTTGTGTCTCAAACTTTTTGGTGGTGGTGGGCTATTAGACATGGACTATATTTTATAATGTTGTTAAATATATTTATGACTATAACTCACATAAGAAATATATTTAAAATGAGAAGGAGAAAAACAAAATGACAAAAGAACTACCAACTGTTTATCAACAATTTATACATAAGTCTAGGTATGCTAGATGGTTGCCGGAAGAAAAGAGAAGAGAAGAATGGCATGAAACAGTAAGTAGGTATTTTGATTTCTTTGGAAAACATTTAGAAAAAAATTGTAAATATAAATTAGATAAAAAAACAAGAGAGTACCTTGAGAATAAAGTTTTAAATTTAGAAGTTATGCCGTCCATGAGAGCATTAATGACAGCCGGGCCGGCCCTTGAAAAAGAGAACATTGCCGGGTATAATTGTTCTTACGTACCGGTGGATCATCCGAAAGCTTTTGATGAAATACTTTATGTACTTATGTGTGGGACGGGAGTTGGTTTTAGTGTTGAAAAAAAATATACCGAACATTTGCCTAGTGTTGCTGATGATTTCCATGATACAGAATCTGTTGTCGTGGTCAGAGATTCTAAACTCGGCTGGGCAAAAGCATTTCGGGAAGTCATTACATTATTGTATGCCGGGCAAATTCCCAGGTGGGATATATCTAACGTGCGACCAGCAGGAGCACGGCTTAATACTTTCGGTGGAAGAGCTTCGGGTCCTGCACCACTCGTCGACCTCTTCAACTTCGCCATCGAAACCTTTACTAAATCCAAGGGTAGAAAGCTTACCTCGTTAGAGTGCCACGATCTTGTCTGCAAAGTCGGTGAAATTGTTGTGGTTGGTGGGGTTAGGCGATCGGCCATGATTAGTTTATCTGATCTTAACGACAGAGATATGAGAGATGCTAAATCTGGAGAGTGGTATAGAGTTGAGGCACAAAGAGCTTTATCAAACAACTCAGCTGTGTATGAAACAAAACCAGATAACATTGGTACATTT